TGCGCGTGCTGCGAAATTACCAAACGGAGTTTAGATAGTCCGGTGAACTGTGAACGATGTCCCTTGCTCCGCCTCTGGCAAAACGGCAGCACCGAGAGGCAGCTATTCCGGAATCGGGTTAGCTACCCCTGCGTCGATTTGGAAAACAGCGTCTATGCCCGATGGAATGACGCAGGCACCGCCGGTGACTGGGCGCTCCGGCAGAACCTCGCCCAGATTATTTCGGACGCCGCCGACCGAGAGCTGAAAGAAAGTAGTTGCGTCCCACAGGAAGCCGTGATAGATTTCTCGATATGACAAAAGAAACAGCACTGCTTTTCGTTCCGTTCCTATGGGCGCTTGCCGCCGGGCAACAGCTCCAGCTAAAGCTCGCGACCGGGGAATGGGTCGACGTCCACAACCCCGACTTCAGCGCGGAGCCGGACCAATACCGAGTGAAGCCAGCGCCCCGGACGGTTTTCATGCTCTACCGGCAGGACGGTAGCTGCTACGGTTTTCGCTTCCATGAAATCGAGGCGAAGAAAGTCCAGGACGATTACCGGATTTTCAGCGGGCAACAGATGACCATTGTGCCGTTCGTGGAGAAGCTATGAGATTTTTTCGAGAAATCTGCGAGGGGTTTCCCTGGGGCCTAGCCGTCGCTTGGCTCCTTTCGGACATCGTAATTCTCGCCTGGAGATTTAACCTTTTACCCCAATGACCAGACTTAGAGGCTGGGATGCTTGGGACTGGAGACCCGCCCGGGAGAAGACAGACCAGATGCTGTTACGCAGGGCGGACGCTGAGAAAAAACGAGAGTTAGCACGTAGAAAGAAATATGATAAGGAATACAGACAAAAAGAAAAAAGAGTCGGCGCGCCGCTACGCACAAGAGTTGCGGGACGACCGAAAGCGTTTAAACATACTGCCACTTCAAAGGATTCCCTATGACATCGCTAAGGCCTGAATTCACCCCGTTCCAAAAAATTCCCCGGCTCACCAGGAGCTGTCTCATCACTGAAAAAATCGACGGCACCAACGCCCAGGTTTATATCAGTGACGACATGGCCACAGTGTGGGCGGGCTCGCGCAACCGGTGGATTACGCCGGAGGCAGACAACTACGGCTTCGCCCGCTGGGTCGCCGAACATACCGAAGAGCTGTTGAAGCTGGGGCCTGGGCCGCACTTCGGCGAGTGGTGGGGCAACGGAATCCAACGCGGTTACGGGATGAGCGAGAAAGTCTTTTCGCTTTTCAATGTGGACCGCTGGCACCAGAAGCTCGACCAGTTGCCTAGTTGCGTCCGGCTGGTGCCCACGCTCTACCGCGGGGCATTCGACGACATGGCGATTAATACTGCGCTCTTCAGGTTGAAGCTAGACGGCAGCCTCGCGTCGCCAGGATTCATGGACCCGGAAGGCATCATCATTTACCACGACGCCAGCAGGCAGCTTTTCAAGAAGACCTGCAAGGATGACGCCTGCGGGAAAGGCGCACAATGAGCAACGGATGGATTGGGGTGGACCTGGATGGCACGCTTGCGTATTACACCGGCTGGCAAGGCACGCCGCACGTCGGCGAACCTATCGCCAGAATGGTTGACCGGGTGAAGCGCTGGCTCGAAGAGGGCAAAGAGGTGAGAATTTTCACCGCGCGAGTTGGCCGGGCATCGATTCAGAACAATCTCCAGGCAGGAGAAAAATTTTATGAAGAGCACCTGAAGATTGAGAAAGTGATTCAGGACTGGACCGAGCTTCACCTAGGCAAACGCCTGCCAGTGACCTGCGAAAAAGATTTTTCAATGGTCGAATTGTGGGACGACAGGTGCGTCCAGGTTATCCCAAACACGGGGACTTCAGTGACTGAGCACTGCCAAAACATTCACGGATAAACGATTATATGATGTGCAACCCAAACAGCCAATATTCAACGCCCAGTGGGTCGAATCAGAATGGTTCGCCGATTGGGAACTTACCGCTAATCACCAACCCGTTCCTATGCGACGGCAGCTATCCGACGTGGTCCCACAAAGTCCACCAGATGGTTCTGGAGAAACAGGAAGCGTGGCTCGAGGAAGCGCTAGTTGAGCAGGGTTTCCCGGCGGCGATTATGGCCGGAGTGAAGTCGCTGCATCCGGCTAGTATTGCGTTTGCTCGAGAGTGGATTGCGGAACACAAAATCTCTTACGGCACGCCGCAGCTCAACGAGATTGAGCTTTACCGGGACGGTTACCTGCAGAAGTTCGGAATCCTTTTCGGGATTACCTATGAATCTCCCGCGTGTTGTTGAGCACCGCTTCGCCAAGAAGGATAAGGCGATGGGCGACCACTCCGACAAGGTCGGCAGGCCCCCAGGTAAGCGGCCCGGCGTAATCCGGGTAGACCCCCGCAACTCACCGCGGCTCCGCTGCGAGGTTTTGATTCATGAGAGTCTGCACGAGTTTTGCCCCTACCTGGAAGAGTGGGCGGTCCGAGAGACTGCCGACAGGATAGAAAGAATTTTACACCGCGACGGATACCGCCGCATTCACTTGCGGGCTCCCCGGAAATAGCCGATGGTGTTATACTATGGCAATCTCATTGACTACAGCACAGAAGGATAACATTCAGCACGGAATCGATTTGATGTTGAAGGGCACCGCGGAGGAGCTCCCCGTTGATTCGACCGTGATGGAAAACGTCGCCAAGGCGGCCCGGGCAATTTCGTTCCCGACGCCTGGACAGACATTCGAGCAAGCGGTCCGCGACAACCCAGTAAGCACCTTGCTGAAGCTAGTGCTTTTCGTCGGCGCGTAATTTTTGCCCAAGTGGTGCAACGGAGCACTCCGGCTTAAGCCGGTGACGCAGGTTTAAACCCTGCCGGGGCAGCCATGTCAGGGGAGTTAATACTTCGGTATTAGCTCCCCTATTACTTTATCCGACCCCATTGACTTCCGCCGCGCTTCTGGTAAAGTGACGTCAATGAAAGCGAATTTCTGCATGGTCAAAGTGGCGACCCCCAAGGGCGTCCGGGACCGCGCGTGCTGCACGGTGCTGGCGACCCAGTTCTGCCTGGGGCTCGACTTCAAGCAGGCCCAGGACATCGTCGCCGCCCGGGGACGAAAGAAAAATCAAGGATTCTGGCCGCGCAACCTTTGCCCCGGTCTCGGCCTTGTGCACCGGCCCGACCTGGGCGCGATGCGGCTCATTACCGCTCTGGAGTCCATGCAAACTGGCCGGTTCTTTGTTTTCGCCGGTCACCACTGTTTCGCCGTTGTCGACGGCAGAATCTTTGACAATCTTTTCACCAAGCCGGGATGCGTTATCAAAGCCGTTTACGAGGCTCCGATGGACAGCCCGGAATTTTTGAGCCGATACCCCTATCTGGAAACGCTCGCCCGGATAGACAAGCTCCCCGACATGCGAGCAATCAACTGCCGATAATATGATTCTTTTATTCTGGATAATGGTCGCCATCGTCGTCTGGCAGATGCCCTCGCCCCCTCCCAAGGATTGGGCGAAAGAGCGCCGGGAGTGGAAGGAAATTTTCACCAAGTGGTAGTCACATGAAAGCATACACATATTTACGAGTCTCCAGCAAAGGCCAAATCGAAGGTGACGGTCCGGAGCGCCAGCGCTTGGCCTGCGCCGCTTTTGCGAAGGCATTCAAAATCGAAATCATCGCGGAGTTTTTCGACGCCTTCACCGGCACCGCGGAAGACCGCCCCCAATTCGCGACCATGCTGGAGAGCATAGACGCGCGCAATGCCAACGCCGTCCCAGAGCAGAAGGTGACCGGCGTAATCATTGAGCGTATGGACCGGCTGGCGCGCGACCTTATGGCCAGCGAATTTCTACTGCGCGAGCTTCGGAGCCGTGGCATCGCCTTGTATGTGTGCGACCAGGGCCAGCTCCTGGACATGGCCAGCGACGAAGTCGACCCTACCCGTATTTTGATTCGGCAGGTTTTGGGCGCTCTGGCGCAGTGGGAGAAAACCTCCCTGGTCAAGAAGCTCAAGGCCGCTCGCGACCGAGCGGAATCCGCGGGCAAGCCAATGGGCAACCAGCCCTTCGGCGCTCTCCCGGGAGAGCTCGATACCCTCCGGATGATATCGGACTTGTCCAGCCGCGGGAATTCTGATAACACTATCGCCGCCATGTTGAATCACCTGCAGAAGCCGACCCGCACCGGGGTGCCCTGGACCCGGCACACCATCTACGGCATCCTGGCCCGCGTCGCCGCGAAAGCACCGGCGAAGGATTTAGTGATTGCCAACCTCGTGTAATTGTGCGACAGTTTACTGACAACCGCAATCCTGTCTTGCTGGCCCACGGGCCACACGTATTCGGAGGAGGGTGATATGAAGTAAAGCAACGAAGTCCCATAGCCGCCGTCGGAGCTGAGATTATGCCCCGGCGGCTTTCTTTTTGTAGCATCCGGGCTCAGAAGTGCCGATTGTTCTGTGTGGCAAAGAAGATTATAGCGACATATCGCGAAGCCGATTTGGGCCTCGCACGGCTCTGGATACGGTCTTGGAAAGCACGCGGGTGGAAGCCGGGCATACGGCTGGCCCGGGGCTACGAATCGCTCCGGCTGATTAATTTCGGCCAGCGCCCAGGTCACCCAGTTTTCAAAATCAAACGCTTTGGCGCGAAAGGCTGGAAGACTGCGCCCCTGGTGCGATTCCCCGCGAACGCGACGGAAGACGATGTTTTGAATTGCGGTCGGGCTCTATGAGAATCCTTTCGATTCCCGACCAGAAGCTAGTCGCCGGGCACATCGCCAAGCTCATCCACGCGGACGAGCGCCTGAAGGCGTGCGAGGTGGTCTGCAATTACCTGCAGCAAGACTTGAAGGCCAAGCGCGCCAAGCCGACCCTGGGCGAAATGAACGAGGTGCTGGCGCTCTACCTGCGCGGTATCATGGAGCAAGGTTTTCTCGCCGAAGCTGCACAGATTTTGTGGACGCCGTCGCAGTTCACGCCGGAGCCGCAGTCAGTAAAAGATATATGGAATTTATTCGAGACATCGGACATGGGGCTGATTTGTGGGGCGGCCTCAATGGGCAAATCTTTTTCAATGGGAGTGCGCCTTCTACTGGAGTGGTGCAGGGACCCGGAGCACACGACAATCCGGTTACTTGGACCGTCGGAGAATCACCTGGAAGCAAACTTATTTTCTCACATGGTGTCTTTGCACCAGAACGCATCGATACCGCTTGCGGGGGAAATTGGCGGCCTCTTCATAGGACTAACACGCCGTGACCAACTCAGTTCAATCAGAGGCGTCATCGTCCCAAAGGGAGCTAATAAGAAGGCTGGCCGTCTCCAGGGTTCGAAACGCAGGCCGCGTGCAGTTCCGCACCCAGTCTTCGGAACGCTTTCTCGAATGTTCATCTTCCTCGACGAAGTTGAAAACATCGCCCGGGGAATCTGGGCCGACATAGACAACATCATTTCGAACACGGAAGAGAGCGGCCAGGGATTCAAAATTTTCGGAGCATACAACCCAAGCGACCCCTATGACGAAGTCAGCAAACGAGCAGAACCTCCCTTTGGCTGGGGCAACCTGGACGAAGACATTCACTACCGGTGGAAGAGTCTCAGAGGGTGGAGCGTGCTACGCCTCGACGGCGAGCGGTGTGAGAATGTGTTGCAAAACCGTATTATATATCCGGGATTGCAAACTGCTGGAGGATTGGCAAAAATCGCTGCCAACGCCGGGGGTCGGAACTCTGGTGGTTATCGGACGATGGGCAGAGGCTTATACCCTGCAATCGGAATCGAAGCTACTGTCATACCTTCGGGCATGCTTGGTAAAGTGCGAGGGGAATATATTTGGTTTGAAGAGCCTGTTACTGTCGGTGCTACCGACCTCGCACTTGAAGGCGGCGACGAAGCTGTTCACACTATCGGAAAATGGGGTCTGGCAACTGGTATCAAGTGGCCAGCATCGATTGATTATCCCAACGGACATACAACTCTGTTTAAACGCACCGACGGAAGCGTAGGCCCTCGCTGGGGCCTGCAGGCGGTGCAGCAATTTGTTCTTCCCAAGGGCGACACGGTCGCGATGGAAAAGCACGTGATGGACATGAACCGCAAGAGCGGGACGCGTCCGGAGTATTACGCGTGCGACCGAACCGGCCACGGCGCAGGCGTCGCGGATTTGATACGTCACAACTGGTCGAGCATCATCCACGATGTGAACTATTCCGAGAGCGCGTCGCTGGAGAAGCTCATGCAGGAGGATAGCAAAATCTGCAAAGAGAGTTACGACCGGATGGCGACTGAGCTCTGGTTCGCGATGCGGATGTGGTTTGAGTTTGGCTACCTCTTGATTCATCCCTCGGTCGACATGGCCAAGCTTTCCGCACAGCTTGCTAACCGAAGATTCAGGTCGATTTCCGGCAAGTCCAAAACGGAGAGCAAAAAAGATTTTGAGTCCCGCGGATTCACTTCGCCCAACGATGCGGATTCCCTTTCGCTCCTGGTGCACGCGGCAAGGAAAGGCTCCGGGCAAATCCTTTCGATGCGCGAAGGCAGTTCCCAAATTTCAGGAAACGTCGATAGTTCTTGGTATGATGCAATGTATGCGGGCGGCG